GGCCACACCTCAACAAAGGACTCCTAGTAGGGGTTCAAGGTAAGCTCAAAATTGACGACTATGAGGACAAGGAAGGTGCCAAGAGAACCTCTGTCTGCGTGATGGCCGACGATATTTCTCTAGGCCCTAAAAATGGTGACGGTGCATCAAAGAGTAAGAGTTCTGAATCTTCTGATGAATCAGTACCCTTCTAATAGAAAGTTGGTGAAAATCTCTGCCCGACTTTCATAAGGTCTAGCCCAGCCTTGCTAATTATATTAGTGAACTGGGCTTTTTTTAATTTTAATTCAATAATTGGGTTGACAATTGCCGATAAACAAGGTATAATAAAGTATAAATTGAAACCTTATTTGGAGAACCTAGATGAACCCTCAACCAGAAGCTTGGTTGGTAAGCTTAACCTCGATAGCAGTCGTATATATTACCCTCTGGGCGATATTTTCCGGCATGCGTGAGCGACCAACCCCTATAAAACCAGAAGAAAGCAAGAAACCTGTCGATGACTGGAGCTTGTTTGAAATTGGCCGGATATACGACAAAGATTAGGTTGTATTTCCCTAAGCAATAGGATCTACTTGATCTTGGGGTAATTATTTGTTAACGGAGTGGAACAGCAAGTACATTTTTTCAACATTTCAATAAAAAATTTTTGGAATTAGCACGATGAGTATTTTGGATCAGTCTCTTGGTATAGCAGAGGACATACTACCATCAGTAACATCAAAGCGAAAGAAAAGTTCAGCGTTCCACTTCGCCTTTGGGTTTAGAAAAAATAAACTGATTGCGATTGGCCAAAATGACCCAGAGAAGACCAACGCAAAGGCTGTCAGGCTATCAAAAAGGTTTAAAACTGATATTAAATACCCATATATGCACGCCGAGACAGATCTAATCTCTAGACTGTGGGGAAAATATTATATAGACAAAAACCTTTCAGTGGTAGTCGTGAGGCTAAACAGGAATGGCGAATTAAGAAACAGCAAGCCTTGTAAGAGGTGTAATAAAATTCTAAAAGCGTTGGATATTACTAAAGTATGGTGGAGCACAGACTATGGATTCGATAAACAGACTTAATGGAACCAGAACCTATTTAGTTGGGGCAATGGATCGTGTTGCAGATTCCGGCTCAGGGTGGAGGAAAAATATCACCCCACCCCTTGAGCAAATGGGCGTGACTGTTCTTAACCCTTGCAAGAAACCGATTGACGTTGGAGTCGAGGATGACGACTCTAGGTACTGGATGGAGCACTACAAGGAAACCGGACAGTTTGATAAAATTAAGCAGGAATATGGCGTTATAAGAACGGTAGATCTTAGGTGTGTGGATATATCAGATTTCATCATAGCCCACATTGACCTTGATGTACATGCATGTGGAACCTACGAGGAGATAACCTTAGCCAACAGGCAGAAGAAGCCAACTTTAGTCCACTGTAAGCAGGGCAAGAAGAATGCTCCTAACTGGCTGTTTTTCATGCTGCCACACGAGCATATTTTTGACTCAATGGATGATCTTATGGCGTATCTTAATTACGTCAATCAGAGCGATAACCCACGCCACTACGAAAGATGGTTTTTTTTCAATCATAACGAGATGACAAGTGAGGTATAGAATTTTATGATAAACAAGGATTTGTGGGCTAACTCAGGACACTTCAATGAAGATCAGTTCGCTTTCTTGCACAACTTGGTTTCGAGCTTAAAACCGGCCTATGCTTTAGAGATAGGCTTTTGCAGCGGAAGATCCAGCTATGCAGTACTAGAAGCTGGCAAGATGAGTCTTAATAAAATGATATCCATCGACATAGATTTAGACTATAACCCGTTTGGCCGAGAATACAAGGACAAACTAGAGGCTCACTATAAGGACAACAACTTCAAGGTTATAGAGGCTTGTAGCCACGCAACCTTGGATTCGTTTTTTCTTGAGGAGAACTTTACATCAGGGTTAGATATTGCAGTAATAGATGGAGATCACTCTTACGATGGGTGCTTGAAAGATATTCTTTCAGTACTACCACACATCAACGAAGGTGGCATTATTTTAATTGATGATTACAAATCTGGTCCCCCAAATGGATGTTCTATTAATGGTGTTGATCAAGCCTGTGAATTCATCTCTTCATCTCAACCATCTTTATTAAGACAGGAATGGAATCGCAAAGGTAAGGGCTTCTGTATTTTTACAAAAAAAGAGAAAAAATGAAAACTACCCCAGAACAATATATTAGTGAACTTAAGTCTATAAACATCGAAACTATCAGTCGATGCAATATGGAAAAAGACCATTGCAACGAATGTCCTATCGTAGCGAGGAGCGAAGTTTTTGGCAACTTCGTACTCCCTTTTGACGTAATAACAAATCTAGTAAAAGAGCTAAGCGAGCACGGCTACAAGGGGCGAACTGGATTTCATCACTATTCTGACCCAATGGTTGACAAAAGAATATTCGACATAGTGGAGATGCACATTAAACTATGCCCCCAAGCTCAAACTCAAATTTGGACTAATGGAAGGCTTTTAAGCGAGGAAAAGGCCAAGAGGCTACTAGGCTTGGGCTTAACCCACCTTCACATAACCGCATATACTGACGAAGAACTTATAAAGTACAGAGAATTAGCCGACAACTTGAGGAAATCATGGCCCGATGTGGTATACGATATATTTGGCGGCAACTTAGACTCGCGTATGTCAATTTATACAGATGAGCCTAACGACATTACGGTTGGGTGCCCCAGAATAACAGACCAACTAGTAATAACAAGCAGCGGTGATATTCAATTGTGTTGCTGGGACTGGCTAAAGAAAAATAAATTTGGAAACATTAAGGAACACAGCTTGATTGAGATTTTGAAAAGCAGCAACTTTTTATCCATGAGAGACGATCTCATGCTAGGGAAAAGGAAAAAATATTATCCATGTGATAGATGTACTGTTCAGCATGGACACAGCCCAGACCCACCCCCAAAGAAGAAAACGGCGGCTGGTCTCGAACCCATCACCCACACCCCGTGGAGAACACTGCTGCACCAGATAGAGAAATTTTCACCATGAAAATCATAACAAGTACACACTACAACAGGCCAACCTGCACTAAGTTAATGCTAGATCACCTAGCTAAATGTGAAGGTATAGAAGACTACAGGGTAATTTGCTGCGTTGAGCCAGTAAACAATATCATACCAGATCTAATTGAGTCTCACCCATTAAATACCGAACTTGTCATAAACGAAAGGCTTTTAGGACTGTGGGAAAACAAAAAAAAGGCTCTCAGTCTGGGCTTCAATGAGTCAGATTACGTCATACACGTAGAGGACGACATACTTCTATCACAGGATGGGTTAAGGTTTTTTGAATTTTGCAAACAACTAAAATATGACGAAAGGCTATTCAGTGTGTGCGGATTCAACAGGGGTAATCAGCCTCGCCCAGAAGAATGGCTCACTGATGACGCTAAGAGGAAAGTAGACATGCGACAGTGGTATACCCCTTGGGGATTTGCTACTTGGTTTGACAGATGGAAAACTTTTTGCAGCAACTGGAGCGGGCAAGACACGTCTTTAAATGATACTTTTAGAGGGGAACGTTTTGAGGCTTATCCAATTCTTTCTAGAGTCCAAAATATTGGTGCTCTAGGGGGTGAATATTCATCGAGCCAAACCAGAAAAGATCTCGACAAAATCAAAACAACCCTTGGGGGTGAGAATATAGAGTACCCTAGAGAAGATTTGAAAGGCACAAGTTTTGTTCAGTGCGGAGGCATCTACCTCGCCACAAAACCCGAAGAAGATAGCATATACACCAAATCCTCTGGAGAAGAAGTAATAAAACTGAACGATAACTACGTTAGAACAAGGCACTCCCCAAGCTACGACTCACATCACGCCCACTTTTGGGCTGATGATTACAATCTAGAAAATACCGACTTTTATTGTGAGAAGGGAATGGGTGTGTAATGAAACATACAACAAATCCTAATAGAAAATCTCGGGCTGGAGGCCACGGCATGAAAACTATAGACTTTTATTGCGACGAGGTGTTGAATGATAACCAGTAACTTTCTACGGTCACGTTTTCCAGAATCTCTGTTTTCCGCCCTCAACGCAAACGATTACATTAACAGTCTTTATGCTGGCATGAAGGTAGCGTCTGAACTTAATGTGGTGATAACAGGTCTTTGCAAAAACATAGCTCCAGTCCTCGATCATACGATATCAAGGCTCTATCAAACCGCTCAACTATTTGGTGGGTACAAATTACTAGTTTATGAAAATGACTCAAGCGACGGGACAGCAGAAAGACTTCGTAAATATGCCGCCGAAGATATCAACTTTATTCTCATGCAGGAACCAACGGGGCATATGGGATTTGACTCTATTTCTAGAGAAATTGCAAGGCCTCTATACCTAGGACAGTTGAGAAACAGATGCCAAGAAGCCATTGAAAAACTTAGCACCTTCCACAAGATTGATTACGTAATAGTAATAGATCTAGACCTTGAAGGGGGATGGTCTTACGACGGAATTCTCAACAGCTTCTCCTATGATTTAAACGCATGGTCAGCAATGACTGCCAACGGGTTATTTTTCAGGGAAAAAACAGTGTCATGCAAAGAAACTCAAGAAAAAGAGGTGGAGATTGAAAGGTTGTTCCACGACACTTGGGCTTATAGAAAGTTTGGAGACAATAATTTAGAAAAATGTGAAGTTACTAACCTGCTCAGATTTGAAAGGGGAGAAAAACCGTTTGGAGTATTCTCAAACTTCAATGGGTTGGGTATATACAAACTTGAAGATATTATTGGGTGCAAATTTGGAGCAGAAGAAAACGAAGACGGAACAGTAACCAACGAATGGGCATATTATCACAAGGAAATGAGAAAGGCTGGAAAGAGCATATTCTTAAACCCTAACCTGATAACCCTATACTCCCCTCACGAGTTTTCTTTTTCCGTAACTTAGAGTATTTAAGTTGCTTCATAGTGTATAATTAAGAGGTTTACAATTCCTCTAACCACAAAAGGAGCCAGACATGTCCAACCCAATCTTTATACCGGAAAAGGAAATAGCTGACAATCTCCACATGCCCCAAGTTATAGAGCTAATGGAGGATGTATTCAAGCACCCCGAAAAAGGGGATATGGTACCTAAAATATACCTAGAGGAGGGTTTAGAAGGAAACGACTTCAGGGCAATGCCAGCCAGACATGGGAAGTATTCTGGGATTAAATGGGCGGCTCTGTTCCCGCAAAATGGTGCCCGTGGACACGGCCCAAGCGTATCTGCCACTATAATAGTCAATAGCCTAGAAAATGGACGCCCACTGGCAGTTATGGATGGAATGCTTATCACTTCCTACCGCACAGCGGCAGTAACAGCCGTGGCTACTAAGTATCTTTCTAATAGTAACGCTGAAACGGCAGCATTCATAGGTTGCGGTTTCCAGACCAACTTTCAAATTGAAGCTATCTGTAATGTTAGAAATATCAAGACAATAAAACTGTTTGACCTAGATAAAGACAAAGCTAGAGAACTTTGTTCAAATATTAATGTTGACAACTGCGAAGTATGTGATACAATTGAAGATTGCGTAAGGGGCAGTGACATATTAACAACCCTAACACCTTCAAGATCACCTTTTGTTAAGGCTGCATGGATCGAGCCGGGTATGCACGTAAACGCGATAGGGGCTGACGCTGAAGGCAAACAAGAGTTTGAGGACAATGTGGCCAACGTGTGTTCACTGTTTGTAGTTGACGATAAGGTTCAAGCTTTTCACTCTGGTGAATCACAGCATAGCGAAAACAAGGAATCAATGCTGGATCTATTTCATATTGTTAAAAATGGATTACCCCTTGGTTTCGACCACGAAACAGGAATTAGTTTTTTTGATTCGACAGGCCTAGCTATAGAGGACGTAGCGTTGGCTGGACTTATTTACGAAAATTATATTGGAGTTTAAAGTGAGGCCTTTATGGATGGACAAACAAGCGAGGATGTCAGAGAGCACCTTTCTAACGTTTTTGGTAATGATCTTCTTTTTGCCGATGGCTTTGACAGTGCTATTATTGGCGTTGCTGATGGCCATGATTCAGGAAGGGTGGTATACGATTACGAAAAAATGATCGAGGCCTGCATGAAGGAAGCCGGAATGACATACGAGGACTCTGTAGAGTGGATAGAGTTTAATACTATATCTGCATACGTAGGAAGGAATACACCCATATATGTTAATAGATACGAGATTTCCTGAAGATCTTTTTCCTGCACCTGAAGAGTACTCTGAGCAATACGAAAAGTATGTACTCCAAGGAAAAGAGCTGTGCGGAGAAAGTTCTGTTATATTTTGTGGTATATGCAGAAACATAGAGCCTGTTGCCAGACTCAACCTTGAAAGAATATATAAAACTGCGGAGTTCTTCAAAGAACACAGGATAGTCATATACGAAAACGATTCTACCGACAACACGGTTGCTGAGCTATCAGTGGATGATGACAACCTGCATCTCATATCAAATTCAAGAGAGTCCTCAAACTACAGAGAAAAAGACGACCCAGACCAACTAATACGAGCCACAGAGCTGGCAGAATGTCGCAATGTCTATATGGATTATATATCTTCCATGGAAGATGTTGATAATTTTGACTATGTGGTTGTTATAGATTTAGATCTTAAAGGCGGGTGGTCTTATGAAGGCTTTCTCAATTCTTTTGCTTATCTAGAAGTTGCCGACTGTGTTACATCCTACGGCATACTCACTGAGTACACCAACACAAAGAGTCTAGAGGAAGTAGAGCAACAATACTACATGATGTTCGACTCTTGGGCCATGCGACCCCTAGAGGTTTTTGATCTCAGGATTAACGAGGTCTCTGGATTCAACCACCTTAAAACAGTAAGGGGAGAACCCCCTCTACTTGTCAACTCAAACTTTAACGGCCTCGCTATATATAAGAGAGAGCCGTTTTTGAAGTTTAGGTACTCAGCCAATTCTCCGGGTGCTGGATATACTGTAAATTGTGACCACCCCTGTTTACATAAGCAGATGGTTGAGAATGGATACAGTATACTGCTTAACCCATCAATGATAACGTCGTATTCAACACACAGGTATTGCAAATGAAAAAACTAGAGACGGTTACGCTCATATCAGTAACAGGTTTAAGATCTCTGGCAAACAACGCTCTCAAGGCAATGGTTAAATGCTGCGAGGGTATTGACTTTGCTGAAAAGAAATTATTATGCCCAACCGACGAGGTGCTGGATGGCATAGAGGTGATAGATATACCAGAAATGGACGAGGAAGGATACAACAGATTTTGCCTATCCAAACTTAAGGATTATGTATCGACAGAGCACTGCTTGGTAGTACAGTGGGACGGCTTTGTCATAAACCCACACCTGTGGGACGACAAATTTCTTAACTATGATTATATAGGTGCGGCTTGGGGGCATGGCTGGGAAAACAGGGTTGGTAACGGAGGATTCTCCCTACGGAGCCAGAAGTTTTTACACGCAACCTCGGAGCTAATTGAAAAGTATAACCCAAACGAACAACATAAAGAACCTCAACTTCCCCCAGATAGACCCGTCCCAGAGGACTGGTTTTCATGCGTCCACCACTTCAGCTACATGCTTTCCAAGGGCATCAATTTTCCAGACCCAAGAACAGCTTTGAGCTTTTCTGTTGAATGGGCTAGGGAAGAAAAATATTACAACAGGCTTGAACTGGAAACCTATAACTCATTCGGGTTTCATGGAGAGCAGAATGAGGCCGCTATGGAAGAATTATACGGAAGCAAGGCAAGGAAAACCATAAGAATGGAGTGGAATAAGTAGATGACAGGTAACGTATGCATAATAGGACAAGGGTTTGTTGGGACTGCGTTAAGGAAGGCTTTTTCAAAGCATTACAATGTCCACACTTATGACAAGTTCAAGGACGGTGAGTTCAGTAGTATATCCGACGCTTCTAGTGGATGCGACATAACTTTTGTATGTGTACCCACACCTATGGCTCCAGATGGGGAGTGTGATACATCAATAGTTGAGAGTGTGTGTAAAGAAATAGATACTAACTCTATAGTAGCCATTAAGTCCACCGTAACACCGGGAACGACATCCAGAATTTCCTCAGAAAACCAACAAAGGGTTGTCTTCAACCCTGAATTCCTCCTAGAGAGAAATGCTACTGAAGACTTCAAAAATACCAGCAGAATCATTCTTGGCGGAACTCCATCAGCAACAAAAGTAATGAAGCAGTTCTACCTCAAAGTCTTCCCTAAAGCTAGTATTGTACAGACAACATCAGAGACGGCGGAGTTTGTAAAATATCTGACAAACTGTTTTTTGGCAGCAAAGGTATCAATAGCTAACGAGTTCTGTATGCTATGTGATGCTGTTGGGGTAGACTACGATAAGGTAATAGAGTATGCCACCTACGATGATAGACTCGGAAACACACACTTTGCCGTTCCCGGCCCTGATGGTAGACTAGGCTTTGGAGGTAGCTGTTTTCCCAAAGACTTAAATGGAATAATACACTTCGCAAAAAAGCTGGGACTAAACTTAAACACTCTAGAGGGAGCTTGGTCTACAAATATAGATGTGAGACCCGAGAGGGATTGGGAAAAACTTAAAGGAAGGGCGGTTCAATGATAAATATTATATCACCTATCAACCAACTTGGCTATGGAATTACAGGTCTTAATATATGCAAGTCTGTAAGCCAGATTACAGATGTATCTCTTTGGCCAATAGGTCAACCAACAGTAACCAACGAAGAAGATGCTCGCTGCATAACTGAACTCATATCCATGAGCAAGATGCCTGTCTTTGAAGCACCTCAAATAAAAATCTGGCATCAGCATGACATGTCTAGTTTTGCGGGGCATGGTCTAAGAATAGGATTTCCCATTTTTGAACTTGACACCTTTAACGATCTGGAAAAACATCACCTAAGTTCACTCGACAGAATCTTTGTGTGCTCCCAGTGGGCAAAGGATGTATGCCTAAGTAACATAGATTTTGATGAAGATAGAATTGATGTCATACCACTAGGAGTTGACTCTGACATATTCAAATATGTGGAAAAAGAACATACAGACAAAACAATCTTTTTTAATTGTGGCAAATGGGAAGTAAGAAAAGGTCATGACATACTATACAAAGCATTTGAGGAAGCTTTCACTGAAGAAGATGATGTTGAACTCTGGATGATGTGCGATAACCCATTCTATAGTGAATCTGAACAATCGGAATGGATTGGCTTGTACAATCGCTCCAACCTCTCTAAAAAAATAAAATTTATAGGGAGGAAGGAGACACAGCAAGAGGTGTATAATATTATGTCACAAACTGATTGCGGAGTATTCCCATCAAGGGGTGAGGGCTGGAACCTTGAGCTTCTTGAGATGATGTCTTGTGGAAAGCAGGTAATAGCCACAGACTATTCAGCTCACACTGAATTCTGCAACGCTGATAACTCCCTACTCGTACAAATAAAGAACAAAGAACTTGCCTATGACGGCAAGTGGTTCCATGGTAATTGCGGAAACTGGGCTGAGATAGGCGACGAGGAAATATCATCAATAGCCCTAGCTATGAGGGAAGTGCATAAGAACAAGAAAAAAAATCAGGCTGGCATAGAAACTGCCCATCAATACACTTGGGAAAATGCAGCTAGAAAAATATTAGAGGTAATCAATAATGTTTAATTTTTTCAAGAAGAAAAAGCCTGAACCAGTAGAGCAGAAAAGCGATTGGCATAAGGAAGATTTAATAGACGCATGTGTTGTTTATTACGTTAAGGAGGATGGAGAAGTTTATGTAGATGTGGAAATGAGGGATTATGAGCAATCTACGGTAAACAACTTCTTCACACTCATCGAAACACTTAACAGCGAAGGTTCTTTTTTAGAGCTTTTGGAGATTGCCAAAAAGGGACTATTAGACAGCGGGAAGGAGGACATATTCCTAGAGCTAGCCATAAGGCTGGCCAGTAAAATAAATGAAGACGAATTTTTGAAAGAAGAACCTTGCATTCGACCTTCCGATGTGTTATAATATGGGAGTCATCAAATGACAAGTAAACGAAAAATAGGCTGGCAGAAGTACGAAGACGTTCTGGAACGCCAGCTCAGATCCCCTATGATGAGAATCTTTCTCAATCAAATCATCGAGGCACAACAATATAGTCAAGCAGACGACAACCAAGAAGAATCGTATTTTGACCAAGAAAAAGGCAGTAACTCTAAAGAAGAGGACTTAATGCTGCCGATACTTCCAATATCAGACGAGTTTGCTCAAGACGCAGCACTAGTATCCAACTTTGATTGCTGGGTAGGGCACACAAACTTTGATATAACACCCTCAATTCTCAAAAAACTTGACGAGACAGAGGGGATTGAGGTTCTTAGGTTAGTAAGCAGATACCGATTCTTTATAGGGGTTGGAAGGATGTTTGATTTTAAAAACGTGAGAAAAAACCTTGAAAATAAACTTAAATAACCATAGGAGATATCATGGATAAACAAATTGAAGAAGCTTTGCAAAATCAGGATATACAAAATATAATGAACAAGGCGGCTGGATCTTTCAGAAGTCAACTTAATGACGACGAGATCCACACCTGTAAGTTGAATGCTCTTTGGAAAGCATTTACTAATTGGGATGAAAAGAAGGGTTCTAAGTTTACAACTTACCTCTATAGCGGGGTTAGGATAGAATGCATAAGAGAGGTTAAGTTTAACAAAAGAAAGCACCAACCTCTACATTCCAATCTCCCAGACGAATCAGATCACTTTTTTTCCATAGAATTGATGGACGAAATAGACAAATGTTCTAACAGCGACCTCATTCTAGACAGAATGGACAACATGACCATCAAGGAAATAGCCAAGAAGCATGGCTGCAACAGAGAAACAATACGAAGAAAAGTGAAAAAATCCGTACAGCAATTGGCAAAACGTATGGAATAAGGTGTATAATAATGTTAGGAAAATAGGAATAAATTGTGGAGCCGGAATTTGAACATCTAACTTTTTATATAGGGAGTCTATTATGGCTACACAATCAGCATCAGGTGACTTCAGAGTCATCACCGGAAACAGCGGCAGAGTCGGATCTGACGACGGAGCACCCGTAACAAATGACGGCGGTTCTATGGTCAAGGGTGGAAACGTCGGCGGTATGGGAGACGCTTCTAAGATCACAAAAAACATTGATGTCAACGACATTAATGGCGCTAAGAGCTATGACTACGGATCTATCGTAGTAGCAAAAACGGCCACCAATCGAGCTAACGGCGATGAAAAAACCGACAATCCTGACGGTATCGTAAAAGCAAAAAGTGGTGGCACTGGAGGCCTCGCTTACTTCCCAGACGCTAGAGCTGGCGACAGAAACTTCCTCCTTCGAGCTGCGGGAACTACCGGAGCTGGAAAAGTCAACAATGACAGCTCCAGCCTTCTAAATAGCACCGGTAGAGAGCACAGCTCCACCACGACCTATGATGGCGTTCATAATGTAGATAGCGTCTACAACCACGGAACAATGACATACAATATGTTGGCAGTACCAAGTACTGACCGTGTTCCGGGTAGAACTATTTCTGGAGCTAGTGGCGAGCCTACCGCAGCATCTAACTTCACTAACGCTATTAGCCAATCTGCCTCTACTGATCATGCTGCTATTCCTAGTGGCGCTGCACAGTTTGGTATTCCCGGCGAACTCACTTACATGTTCGGTGGCAAGAATCCAAAGCAGGATGATTACAAACGTAGAGACCACAGAGAAGGCGAAAATAACTAACCTACCAACTACAGAGAGAGTTCCTCCTCCGGGAGGACTCTCGTTTTTTTTCAGAAGGGGTAGGTTATGGAGCCAGATACCGTAGTAATAACAACAACACTCTTGAGCTTTGCGGGAGGTTTTCTTTCTTGGATATTTTTTAAGGTAGTTAAACCAACTTTGAAATTTATAGACAAACACGAAGATTTGTCAGAATCTATAGATACGATCAAGAAAGAGATAACCACGAATGGTGGTGGAAGCCTGAAGGATGTTGTCTGCAAACTTGGAGACACTTGTGGTAGGATAGAAGAAAGTCAAAAGATAATAGAGCAAAGGTCTAAAGCCGCATTGCACTACAATTCCACAGCACTCTTCGAGACAGATAATGCAGGAAGGTTAGTCTGGACAAATGAATCTTTCAATGAATTAACCGGTCAGTCTACAAATAATCTAGAGGGTAGAGACTGGATAACATATGTTCACGAAGACGAAAGGGAAGAGTTCATACATGAGTTGAATTCTTGCCTGAGTATGAACAGGAGATTAGACAAGGAAACTAAAACATCAGATGATATGGATGTGAGAATAGTAGGGTTTCCCTACAAACTCAACGAGGACGAACAAGGCGGTTTCTTAATAAGTGTGTCAGAAATTTCTCAGAAAGGTTAAGTCAATGGAACCATCAAAAGCTTTTAGTTTAAACTTGGGCGACCTCAGACGTGTTGGTATCAACGGTTTACTAGTTGGACTAGCCGCAGGTCTCACCTACATCGGAGGAAACTTATCCTCACTTGATCTTGGGGCTTCCAGTATGGTTGTAGTTCCAATCGTTAGCATTCTCTTAGATGCTGCTGTTAAATGGGCTAAAAACAACCATGTTGTAGACCAGCCGGATACGCCTGCATAACCCATTAAAAAGGATCTATTAATGATGGCTAAACTATCGGATACAAAGGTAAGTTTAGCTGCTTTGATCCCTTGGGCTTTGGTTTTGGTATTGGGAACGCTGAAAGTATCAGAGTTCACCCATCCACCGCTTTCACCCCCTAGTGTTGACCAAGTTGTTAACACAGGGGGAGACAGTGGTGAAGAAGAGGCTGAAGTCGAGGTGGATGAAGTCGCTGAATCTCTAGCTTTTGTTGAGAGCGAATTCAACAAAATAGAAAACGAAGATGACAGAATTCTAATATATAAACTTCTATCAGGTGCCGCTGAATATCTAAAGCACGCAAAGAATCTAAACAATACCTCACAGTTTGATCCAATACTAGCTAGGGTTCAGACTTCTTATGGTTGGAATCGTGAGCGGTACCCCGAATTTACAGACGCTATTTCTAGTTATCTAGTGGCGGCTGGATATGATGAACCCAGAAAACTCGATAGCCAACAGGATCGAGATTGGTTTCAAGGTATATTCGAGTCCCTATCTGGAGCTGTAAAGCTATGAAAAACCTATCTCACTTAGGAGGTTGGGTTAGAGACGAGCAGGGTGTTGAGGAAGCAATGAAGTCCCTGCCCCATCCAGTCTTCCAAGATTCTTGGGGTGTTATTAAAAATTCCGGCAAAGGCAAGACCGTTCTCCTGTATGATATAATCAAGAGAGTTGCTGGAAAATTCCCAAACAGAATCCAAACAATAGGAGATTGCGTATCACAGGGTGCTGCGTATGCAGTAGATGCTGCTAAGTGTGTGGATATACACATAAACAAAGAGTTTGAGGAGTGGGTAGCTGAAACAGCAACTGAGGATATATATGGTGGCTGTAGAGTTATCATAGGTGGCGGAACATTAAGGGGAGATGGAGCTTATGGTGTATGGGCGGCTAGGTACTGCAATGAATATGGAGCTATTCCTAGAGGTAAGTATGGCAATGTAGACCTCACGACTTACAGTGGGTCTAAAGCTAAAAGTTGGGGCAGGCCTTCTGGCGGAGTGCCAAAAACTCTACTAGATATATCAAAGCAACACCCCATACAAACTGTATCTAGGGTCGATAACTACGAGCAGGCGAGAGACCTACTAGCAAATGGGTATGCCATAACAGTCGCAAGCAACCAAGGGTTCTCATCCCAAAGAGATTCGGAGGGATTCGCCAAGCCCAAAGGAGAATGGGCACACCAGATGTGTTTATTAGGTATTGATGATGGATATAAGAGACCCGGAGTTTTATGCGTTAATTCTTGGGGGAGCTGGAACGCAGGCCCCAAAAGACTTGAGCAGCCAACGGGTTCGTTCTGGATTGATGCAGATGTGGTGGAAAAACGTATGCTCAGTCAGGGTGACTGCTGGGCTTTTAGTGGGTACGAGGGCTTTAAACCCAGAAAGCTAAACACAAGGATCATATAGATGATGCAGAAAACCAAGTATTTTTTACTATTTGTGCCCGCATGCGCCTTGATTTTTCTATTTACATATGGTAAAATATCATCCGGTATCACAGATATCAAAGAAAACAAAATAAATATAGATGAAAAAAGAAACGAGGGCTTTGTAGCCTTCGTGGTGAACGAGACTGAGGCTCAACCCATAGCACCCAAGCCCCACCCCGATGTAGAAAAATGTGCATGTAAGGGTACTGGGTACATATGGCATGGGGATGGACATCAAACCAAATGCCCATATCACGAAGAGCCAGAAGAAGACGAAGACGATAATGACGAGGAGGATAAGCATAGGTGCCGGTGCGATACAGCAACTACATACTGTAATTGCAAAAATGCCTATGGAAAGTGTCAATGTAAAAAACGTTAAACACAGTAAGGGAGACCTCCAATGGATAATCTCGCTCAAGCGTTTGAGGTTCTGCAAAAACTAGCCTCAGAAGATGGATTAAAAGTCGATAAGTATACGATAAAAGGTAAATACCCAGCAGTAATTAAAGTATCCTCACCAGACAGAGACACCATCGAGGTAGACTTCATAGACAACAAGCCTGTTGTGAAAGTCAAGAAAATCTTTACGATAACCCTTGACGTACTGGGGCTAACACTTAAACAGAACAGAGGTATAGTAAAGCTAGACGGTTTTCCAGACGTACCCTTTGACTATGAGGAGCTATAGCCTATGACAGGAAAACACGCTTCGCTTTTCGTAAGAGGGGTAGATAAAGTAAGGTCAGAAATCCCTCTTAAATATAAAAAAGACAAAGAACGGAAAATTGCCGAAAAGTGTCTGCAACTTGGGCACGAATGGACTAGAATAGTAAGCGGGGGTTTTGAAAGCGTTGATCGCTTTAGGGTTCCCGCAGGAGCCAACGCAAAGGAATGGCAACAGCAACTCAAGGATGAGTGCAAACAATATATCAAGGATGGACTAGACCCTGAAGACGCTAAAGGATTTTTCCCCGTCTGGGTCTTTCCATTTATTTTACAAGTGCTGCTTTCAGCAGTCATAAACTGGATAGTAAGAAAATTATTTGATAACATATTTGAAAAAGATGAAGAAGAATAATATCTAGATGCCTGCCACTTATGCCACGTCACCAACTCGATTGGGGCGTGGCTTTTTGTATTGGTAGCACTTACATTAATTATACTAATAATGGATAATAAGAAAGAATTTTTGCATGTCTATAAAATCTTTGATGAGCTACAGCTTTGTTTCTAAATACGCTAGATGGATACCAGAAAAGAAGAGGAGGGAAACTTGGAACGAGGCAGTTAGCCGAGTTAAAGAGATGATGTTAAATAAGTACTACGATATCCCAGAGGTGCATGAGGATATAGAGTGGGCATACGAAATGATGCGTAAGAAAAAAGTCTTAGGGTCACAGAGAGCCTTGCAGTTTGGAGGCAAACCAATCTTTAAACATAACGCAAGGATATACAATTGCATTACATCTTTCTGTGACCGTCTCAGATTCTTTCAAGAATGTATGTACCTGCTGCTTTGCGGCTGTGGAACAGGCTTCTCTGTGCAGAAGCACCACATAAGTAAGCTACCCCCTCTCGTAAGAAACAAGAACGGAACAAAAAAGTACGTCATTCCCGACACCATAGAGGGGTGGTCGGATGCTGTTGGAATATTAGTGGCAAGCTATTTCGATCAAAGCGAATTATTCCCTGAGTATGTTGGCAAGAATGTAAATTTTGATTACTCTCAGATACGCCCTGCTGGTTCATATCTAAGATCAAGCGGAGGCAAGGCTCCCGGCCCAGAACCACTAAAGAACGCTTTATCAAACATAAGAAAAATACTAGACAAAGCCCTCAAGGATATGGAGTTTGCGTCAAAGGGTACAAGGAAGCTAAGTCCTATTCAGGCATATGATATAGTGATGCACAGTGCAGACGCTGTTATTTCAGGTGGTGTGCGAAGAAGTGCTACCATCTGTTTATTTAGCCCAGATGATGACGAAATGGCAAAGGCTAAGACTGGCTCTTGGTTTGTAGAGAACCCTCAAAGAGGAAGGTCTAACAATTCAGCCTTATTGCTGCGAGATAAGACTACAGCCCAACAGTTTGCGGAGCTTATGAAATCTGTACAAGAATTTGGTGAGCCGGGCTTTGTTTGGTCTGACTCCACAGAGCTAATAGTCAATCCCTGCGTGGAGATTGGAATGTGGCCAGTAGATGAGACTACAGGAGAGAGTGGTTGGCAAGCGTGCAATCTAAGTACCATTAACTGCGCCAAGGTTAAGACTGAAGAAGACTTCTATGATGCGTGCAAGGCCGCTTCGATTATAGGTACGCTTCAAGCCGGTTTTGCCAGCTTCGCGTATTTAGGTGAAGCAAGTGAACGTATCGTATCCAGAGAAGCCCTCTTGGGGGTCTCCATGACCGGCATAATGGAGAACCATGAAATATGTCTAGACCCAGAAACACAGAGGTCGGGTGCCAAGGTGGTCAAGTCAGAGAACAAAAGAATTGCTAAAATTATAGGCATTAATCAAGCAGCTAGAACCACCTGCATTAAACCTGAAGGTACCAGTAGCTGTGTTCTGGGAACTTCATCTGGCATACACCCTCACCACGCTAAGCGTTACATAAGAAGAGTGCAGGCCAACAAGATGGAACCAATTTACAACTACTTCAGAGAAATAAATCCGAGGGCATGTGAAGAATCTGTCTGGTCAAACAATGATAGCGACGATGTAGTTGCTTTCTGTATCGAGGTTCCTGCGGGAGCAAAGACAAAAAACCAGATGGGGGCAATCGACCTTCTGTCTGATGTTAAGAGTACCCAGCAAAACTGGGTAATTACAGGAACCAACAAGTCTCTTTGCACGCAGCCTTGGCTGGTACACAATGTTTCCAACACGATAAATATCAAGCCAGACGAGTGGGACGAGGTTGAGAAGTTTATCTACAAGAATAGAAAGTTTTTCTGTGGAATTTCACTCCTGCCAATCACGGGAGATAAAGATTACCCACAAGCCCCGTTCACGGCAATTTACCTACCAACGGAGCAGGTAAGGCATTATGGTGATGCGTCTCTATTTGTAAGCGGTCTTATAGAGGTAGCCTTAAACCTGTGGGAGGACAACTTATGGGCCGCTTGCGACTCACTTCTAGGAGTGGGAGCGAAAATAAAAGGTAACGGAAAGAAAGAGTGGTCTGATAGATGTAAGAAGTTTGCCGATAAGTATTTTGAAGGAGATCTTAGACAGCTAACCTACTGTATGAAGGACGTATACAACTGGAAAGAGTGGGTTGACCTAAATAGGGAATACCAAGATGTTGACTATACTCAAGTCATAGAGGAAGAAAACAATGTTAAACCGGAGCAGGAGTGGGCTTGTTCTGGCGGTCAATGTGAACTAGTGTAAAGGAAAGTACGTATGAATACGATTAATTACGATGGAAGGTCTACTAACTCAGGGTGCGATGACCACATTCATAGGAGGAATCAGCTACAAAGTAATAAGAATAGTAAACAAGAAGAACCTCTCTCAATAAGGTCTCTGAAGTTTACAAAGCTAGATGAAGGTGCCACAACACCCACAAAAGCAAATCTATCAGACGCCGGATGGGACTTGTATTCGCTTGAGGATGTGGAAATACCACCAGTTTCAAGATCTCTGATAAAGACTGGAATCTCTTTACAGATACCTAAAGGTTTTGTTGGGTTGATATGGCCTCGATCTGGACTGGCTGTAAAGAGCGGTATTGACGTATTCGCAGGGGTTGTTGACTCTGGATACAGAGGAGATGTTGGCGTATGTCTCTACAACTCGTCATCTGAAGCTGTTAATGTCAAAAAGGGCGACAGGATTGCCCAAATATTATTCCAACCAGTTCCTTATTTCCAACTAACCGAAGTTAGCGAACTCTCTTCTAGCGAAAGAGGAGAAGACGGATTCGGTAGTTCGGGCAGATGAAAAGGTAAACATGCACAGAAAACAAAAGAAAAACAATAAACAACCCCAGAAGTTAAAGCCGATAGAAGCTAAGACGTACAACCAGCGGGAATACATAAGATCAATCATAGACAACGATGTGACGTTTTGTGTGGGGCCAGCAGGCACTGGTAAGTCTTTTGTAGCTGCCGGTATAGCTTCTGAGCACTTGCATCACGGCAAGATAGAACAAATTGTGGTAACAAGACCGCTAGTTTGTGCTGGCAGAGAAATAGGAGCTATGCCCGGATATGTTGATGAAAAGATCAAACCCTACCTGCTGCCGATGGAAGAGAATCTAAAGTTCTTTCTTGGACAGGCTTTATATGGACACTATATGAATAGAGGTCAAATAAGGTTTGAGCCTCTAGAAACCATGAGGGGTGCTACGTTTCATGATTCATATATGATTCTAGATGAAGCTCAAAACTGCACATTGGAGCAAATAAAAATGTTCCTCACTAGGATGGGCGAGCATTCTAAGTGTATAATCAATGGCGACCTCAAGCAAACAGACCTGCGAGACAGAAGCGGTTTACATGTTTGTATGGATAAGATAGAATATATAGATGGCGTAGGTACAGTAGAGCTAGACTATGAAGACATCCAGAGACACTCGATCATCGGTGAGATATTACAAGCTTTAGACGAGTAGGTGCCCAAAATGGATTCCAAGAATGGTCGCAATTTGAGCATCGCGTGCATGCTGTTGATTATATGTCTTATATCAGCCATCGACCTCTTCTTGGCGATCTGGCTGATAGATCCATCTAACGAACTTACATTAAGGCTAACAGAAAAGAATCCAGTAATAGTAAAAATGGCATTAATCACAGGTGACTGGTCTGTTGTAATACCCTGCAAAATATTTGGAACCCTCCTGTCTGTCATGACAATTATTATGATCTACAGGAAGAACAAGAAGAAGGGCTTCTTTGTATGCTTAGGAGTTTTTATGTTTCAGATATTACTCCTACTATATTTAGTTTTTGGTTAACCCCGGAGGGAAAATGAAGTACATAAGTAAAATTAAAAAGGGTGGTTTAGATGACCACACAACAGAAAAAACCTTTAATAGCACGGGGGATCTCGTGGATAATGAAAAGGAAAAATCTTACGCTAAAATTGTCAAGAACACCACTCGGTCAGGCATTACTGAGTCTCACTACATCAAAGTGTACAACGGTGTTGTCTACGATCCTTGGGGTATGCATAGCCACAGAGAGGATTATGTAGATGCGAAGATGAGAAGAGTCAGCAAGGAGACTTTTGATTTTTATATGCTGTATCTAAAAACACGTAACTCGTTATACTTAACTAGATCTCAAAGGAGTTTTATCAATGACTAAAAAAGGACCATTAGGAACTGCGGAAAAATATTACGTTAAAGGCCACTACAAGACGACATCCATTGAGGATATAGCAAAAGCTCTTGATAGGCCTCTTGTCACCGTAAAGAATCTTGTTAGCAAACTAGATAAAGAAGACCCCGTTTCATCAACGATTACCGCTGGAAGTCAGATGGCCAGAAGAGAAGGTATTGTGCTGATGACAGAAAATGCTTCCTCTATGGCCGACGATAAGAAGACAGCCAAGAAAAAGTCTAGCAAAAGGGACTGCGTTACACGGATTAAAAAATGACTGATTTCATAACAACATACAAAGGTTTTATAGAAGCCTACAGAGGTGATAGCGAGTGCATATGGGTAACTGTAAACCTATCCAATGGTACTGATATATATTTCAACAACCATAAGGAGTGGCTTGATATAAAAAGAAAGTGCCAGCAAGAAGACTTGTCAGTAAGCGCTATTAATTTGCAATTTAAATCTCACAAGATAACCGTAGACATGAATGATTGCGAGGGTTCTTATTTAGTGAGATCGGTCTTAGGAGAAGTAGGATCATGGACTAGAAATTATTATACCGTTGGAAAGCTCAAAGGGGATGTAGTTCATAAAACAAGATGGCTCATCCCTGAGCTGGTTGAAGAGGAAAAATCAGAAGACACACTTGACAATTGCTTTGAGGAAGCTATAATATACCATCATGCCGAAAGAACCGACGAATAACAGCAGGTACAAGTCTCCCTCTACTGGAGACTTTATAACATGCGCCCAATATGTTGCAGAAGTTATGTGCAACAGAATGGCTGAGAAAGAGAACATAGGATCTCAGGCGCACAAATTCTGGAACCTGCCGAAGTGGAAGAAGCACTATCAGCATCAAGTAGTGCTAGCAAACAGATTAGTTAAAAAATATAGCGAAGCCGCAATAGTTAAAGCTATCAATTCACCCGAGTGCAAAAGGGTTTATTCGCTTCGGTACCCAGCTTTACCGAAAATCATTGAGAAATATGAAAAAATCATTAAGCAACAAACGTCTCAGTCCGCTACTATAAGGGTAGAGGAAACCTCCAAGCCAAAAACAAGACGTGGCTACGGAAAGAAAACACGATTACAAAAGTTGAGGGAATTAGATGGCAAAGAAGAAGACCAATAAATTTGATAACGATCCGACTAGCAACAACGTGTTCTCCACTTACGGCGATGTCGTAAGACCGGGAACTGAGGTTCTGGAAAACCTTAACAGTCTTTCAGTGCTAAGCGTGTCACCAGCCCTTGACTTAGCTTTAGGTGGAGGCATCAGAGAAGGTAGTTGCGTAGTGATGTCTGGCGACCCCAAGACGGGAAAGACAACAACAGCCTTGCACTTTGCAGGAAAATGTCAGCAGGAAGGCAAAAAGGTTATCTACGTAAATACAGAAGGTCGCCTAGCAGTTCAGAATTTTGAGGGGATAGAAAGCCTGAACAAGGATGATATTATAGTCGTTGAGTCAACAGACGATAGAGTTCTCTCAGCGGAAGACTTCTTAAACATCATTGAGATGTACATAAACAATGACCCAGAGTGTGTTATCATCGTTGATTCCGTCTCCAGCATGGTTCCTAAAGACGAACTGGAAGGACTGATCAGAACAGGTGTTAGAAATGCACTACCTCGTCTGCTATCAATGTTTCTAAAGAGAATTGGAGGTCAGGTAACGAAGAATAAGACCATTGCATTATTCATCCTACACAACATCGCTAATACTGGTGGTAGCAGGTGGGCACCAGCTAAGATGACCGATGGCGGTAATATGATTCAGTATCAAGCTGGAACAAACATAGCCATCACCCATAGAGGCAGGTGGCAAGTACCTAAAGATACAGGCCCACACGTAGGACAGATAGCTAACTGGAAAGTTTTAACATCTAACGCAGGTGGTACCCCCAACTCTACAGCAGAGAGCTGGATTAAGTACGGTGTTGGCATAGATGAAGTTCAGGAAGTAGTTCAGATAGCTTGTGAGTTCAGGTTAATCAAAGCTGCCGGAGCTTGGTACACTATTTCCTGCGCCCTAGAAAATCAAGAAGATCCAGCGATCTCCAAAGTACTAGCCGACAACGATGTTGACCTTAGTGATGAAAGTGTTGAGAAGTTTTTCAAGTTTCAGGGTGTAAATAATCTCTCGGAATTTCTGAATGCCAACCGAGGTGTTTGCGATTTTGTTTATAGACAAATCAAGGAACTTCTAATTGAAAGCTAAAGGCTTCAATGGTAGAGAGTATGTTTGGAACCTTTCCAAATACGATGTGTATAACAATGACACAAAGAGAAGATCCAAGCACCACCTTAGAGCCAGAAAAATAATCAAGGAGATTTATAGCAGCTACCGGATTCTAGAGGAAGTCAAACTCCCCGGCAGCACTGCTTCCCACAGAAGATCGGTTCTCTATCTTGATTTCTTTATACCTAATTTAATGCTTGGGGTAGAGGTTCACGGTAGACAACATTATGAACACATACCGTTCTTCCATAAGACTAAGAGAGATTTCCTGTTAGCGAAAGCCAGAGATGAAGACAAGGCTGACTGGTGTGAGCTGAATGGGATAGAATTGATAACACTTAAATATTCGGATACCGATGATGAATGGCGAAATGCAATTAAAAGCGGCTGACAGACTGTCAAAGCACATAGAGCAAATAGACGACTACTTAGACCTTTCCAATGTCAGGTTTTCAAACTTCCATGAGGAATACCTGATCTCTGCCGACATGTCTATCTCTGCAATATCCTCACTTACACAGCAAGAGCACTTCGACCACGCATACTTACTGTATGGTTATGCTTCGTATATTCAGGACGAGATCAACAAGAATAAGGTCGTGCTTAGTTGGTGCAATGACCAGATAGAGAAGATGGTCGTTGCCAACCTTGCCAGCTTTGATCAGTATACCAAACATGAAGTAAAGCGTCAAAGCATTGTTAGAGATAACAGCTATGCCGCAAAGTGCGACCAGATGAGAGTTGTTGCTGAAGCCAGACTTCAGTCTCTGGAAGGCAAGGTTTTTGAGCTAAAGAGAAAGGGAGACATTCTTTTAGAAAAGGGTAAAAGACTATGAGTATGGATGATTTTGTTGGTTCACTATCACCCGAGCAGAAGAAAAAACTACTTCAGGCTCTGGGCGCTAGCGAGACCGAAGAAATAGAAGCGGAAGCAGGGGAAGAGCCTGTCAGTGAAGATTTTAAAGTAACCAGAAATGACCAAACTACTAATACGAGGAGAACAAAAGTGACAGCCCGTGAAAATAAGTGGGTAGATACAGGTGAATTTAGGGACGTTGAGACGCCAGACGTTTCCAGAACCCCAAGAAGAAGAGGAGCACCAAAGAAGGTGGATATAGAATGTCACGTATGTGGCAAGACATATAAGATTGACCCCAGATATACATACGGGGAATATTACAGATGCAATAAATGTACCGGAAGGTAAACAAGACCGGGAGTCTACCAAGTAATGAGTTCAAATTTGACAGACATTGGTTCCGAGAGAGCTGTCCTTGCGGGCTTGCTTAGATATGGAACCGAAGCTTACGTTGAAATATCCGACATAATAGATCACCAAACTTTTGGTAACACCAACAATCAGGTTCTCTACAAGTGCCTTTCTAGAGTGATTGAGGGTGGGGCGGAAGTTGACCTGCCCTCTATTCTATCTGCGGCAGAACAACTTAACTTCTCAGATATTATAAACAGCAAGCAAGAGCTTGAGTACATCAAATCTCTTTTTGATTTTCCTATCAAGGTTGAGAATGTACCAAGGTTTGCTTCTCAAATCAAGAAGTTTGAGATTGCTAGAAAAATCAAGTCGCTAGTATCTAAAATATCTAAGGATGCTGACAAGGTTGACGGTAGCGAGAGCGTTGACCAGATTATGGCCATGGTAGAAACTCCTATCATGGACTTTCTCAGAGAGGATGATGGCGGTGAAAGACCTGAAAGAATTGGTGAAGGCGCTGACGACTACATAGAGTTCCTCAAGGATAACAAGTGCGACCTAGTTGGTATATCAACAGGATTTCCTAGGTTCGACATGTCTATAGGTGGAGGCCTTAGAAGAAAATGTGTTGACCTTGTATCGGCAAGACCAAAGGTTGGCAAGAGTGTTTTCGCTGACAATGTAGCATTGAACGTTGCGTCCAACGGGGTGCCAGTGCTAATGTTAGACACAGAAATGTCGAAAGAAGACCATCTAAATAGAATCATTGCTAATCTTAGCGGCATACCCATCAACGAAATAGCAACCGGAAAGTTTTCCGATGACGATGAAAAGCTTGAGAAAGTTAGTGAAGCTGTAGAACATATAGAGTCCATACCGTACAGTTACACATCAGTAGCTGGTAAACCTTTTGAACAAATATTGAATATCATTAAAAGGTGGATAATGCAGGAGGTTGGCACAGACGAATATGGAAGAACAAACGAGTGCGTTGTTATCTATGACTACCTTAAGCTAATGACATCCAACTCCATAACGCACAATGTTCAAGAGTACCAAGCTCTAGGTTTCCAAATAACATCTTTACATAACCTGTGCGTTAAATACGACTTCCCATGCTTGTCATTTGTCCAGCTAAACAGAGACGGGATTACTTCCGAGACCACTGCAACCGTTAGTGGTTCAGACAGACTCATATGGCTGTGTACATCCTTCAGTATATTCAAACTAAAGTCTGCCGAAGAGCTTGCTGAAGACGGCGTCAAGGCTGGAAACAGGAAACTTGTCCCCATTGTATCCAGACACGGGGCAGGCTTAAGCGACGGCGACTATATAAATATGAATATGGTTGGTGAGCATGCCAAGCTACTGGAGTTAAAAACTAGAAATGAATTCAACAACCAGCCATCTGGAGATACTGGGTTGATAAGTCAAGAAGCGTTGGAAAATATTGCAGATGATGGACTTGAAGAAGGTTAAATCAATTATCTTTAAAGATATTGAATTAGTACTAAGCAACCTAGATATGTCATATGAGATTCTTGGTGACAATATATACTCAACGTGCCCAATACACGAAGGTAGCGACAACTGCCGAGCCTTCTCTCTTTCCAAAGACAAGAGAATATGGACATGTTGGACTAGAGGCTGTCAAGAAGACTACGGCAATGACATTTTTGGATTAATACAAGGAGTCTTGTCTCAATCAACGGGTGAGACTGTCGGCTTTAAAGAAGCCTTGCTTTGGGTGTGCAAGGTGTTAAACATAGACAGCCATGACATCAAAGTGGAAAAGGTTGAGGAGCCGGATGATTTTGTAAAGCTGGTAAACATATTTAGAAATAATACCGAGCACCAAAATAATAAGTTGTCAGAAAGCACCGGTGTCAGGTATAATGTAATACACCCTTCGCCATACTTTCAAACAAGAGGTTTTGCTGAGTCAACATTACTACACTTTGAAGTTGGTGACTGTGTTGACAAATCTTCACCTATGCATAACAGATCTCTCATACCGATACACAACGACGATGGGTCAGAGATTGTAGCCCACATAGGCAGAACAACTAAGCACTACATGAAGCCTAAGTTTTTATTCACAAAAGGCTTTGATAAGAGGATGTTCCTCTACAACTACCATAGGGCTATAGATGTGGCAACATCAACCTCATGCCTCTTTGTGACTGAAGGGCAGGGGGATGTATGGAGGCTTTATGAAGCCGGTGTTAATAATGCTGTCAGCATATTCGGCAAGACCCTAACAGAACAACAGATACACAAGCTGACAAGTAGCGAAGTTACAACACTCGTAGTACTCACCGATAACGATCAGGCGGGTAGAGAAGCGAAGACTGATATACAGAGAAGGCTGGGAAGAATGTTCAACTTGATCTTCCCAAGAATGACAAGCAAAGACATAGGCGACATGCCAGTTGAATTGATTGAATCTAAGATATTGACTCAAATTGGAGGTAATTTGTATGGCTAGGATACTAGGCATATCGGGCAAGAAGCAGTCGGGTAAAAACACAACTGCTAATTACATACATGGGAACATCCTAAAAGAACTCAACCTAGCTAGAGATTTCTATATTGAGGAGGACACAGGGACTCTTGTTATTGAAACGCGAGATTCAACCGGTAGATATGGGTGGGGAGAGTTTGACGTTTGTAGGAAGGATACCTCTTTTGTTCAGTACGCTGAGAGAGAGATATGGCCATACGTAAAAATGTACAGCTTTGCCGATGGGCTTAAAAATCTGTGCGTTGAATTTTTTGGCCTTAAGCCGGATCAGGTTTACGGTACAGACGAAAGAAAGAACGAGAAGATACCCCACCTGCTGTGGGAAAACATGCCTTCAGGCAAAAATAAAAAAGGCCCCATGACAGCCCGTGAGTTCATGCAATTCTTTGGTACAGATATCATGCGTAGTATGCATGGAACAGTTCATGTTGATCATGCAATCAGCAGGATTAAAGCTGAGGGTTCAGCGCTTTCAATTATAGCTGATGTCAGATTCCCAAATGAGGTAAAGTCTATTCAGGAAGCTGGCGGTAAGGTTATTAGGCTAACAAGGCAAACATCTGACGACTGCCATGCCAGCGAGTGTGGACTCGATAAAGAAAATTTTGATTGGAGTAACTTTGATGCGGTTGTGGAAAATGACAAGCCTCTCAATGAATGCTTAACAATGTACGATGAAGTTTACAATAATTTGTTTTTGAGGTAAATATGTTAGTCACCTACATAAGAAGTTCGAGTTATAATAATTATTCATTTTGTCAGATGCAGTATTTTCTGACATATGTACTTGGCTATCAAACCGATAGCGGAAAGAAGGCAGAACTAGGAACCATAGTTCATAAAGTAATGGAGGTACTTGCAGACCTAAAAAAGTTCAAGCAAGATAACCCCCAAAGAAAATTCCTCAAGTCAGATGATGATGCCCTAGGGGAAGTTAAAATACATAAAGATAAGTTTATGGACGACTTCTTTGTGGTTGAATTGTTGGACCGTAGCTTTGATTATTATATCAAAAACTCCAAGAATAAATTTACAGACAAGGACAGAAAGAACTGCTTAGACTTAGTGTGGGTGGTATTTGAATATAATGATGGGCAGTTTGACCCAAGAACTAGAAACGTAGTGGCTTCAGAGCCTCATTTTGACATAGAGATAGATGAAGACTGGGCCAAGTATGAGTACGAGATGCCTAATGGTGAGATAATCAAAGGAAATCTTGCCATAAAGGGCACGATAGACCTTGTAACTGAAGCGGAAGATGGTATAATAGAGGTCATCGACTGGAAAACTGGACGTAGACTTGATTGGGCCACTGGGGAAGAGAAGACTTACGAAAAGCTTTGTAAAGATCCGCAGTTGCTCCTGTATAATTATGCTATATCCAAGCTTTTTCCAGAGTACGAACAGTCCATAATGACTATTTTTTACATAAAAGATGGCGGGCCATTCTCTATGTGCTTTGATAGTAAGGACAGGGCAAAGTTCAAAGAGATGCTCAGAGAAACTTTCGAGTCAATTAAAAGAAACAACACCCCCAGACCACTGTCCACAAGGAGGGAACACTGGAAGTGTACAAAGCTCTGCCATTATTATAAAAATAACTGGGAGGGTTCAGACAAGAATATGTGTATATATATAGAGGAGCACCTTAAGAAACACGGTATGGAGAAGACCGTAAAAGAATGTACTAAAGAAGGATTTAGTATAGGTTATTATAACGCTCCGGGTTAATAAAAATTAGTATAGTATTAGGAGTCTGACATGCTGGATCTAGGTTTCAACAGAAGAGATTTTCTTAGAGTGGGTGGTATTGGCGCAGGATTAGGAATGACCCCCTTTTCCGACATTGCTTTTTCGCAAGAAGAAGACTTGAATGTTGGCTCCAACGACAAGTCAGTGGTATGGGTTTGGCTTGGAGGTGGCCCGACACAGTTTGAAACCTTCCACGCCCCAACTGAATCAGTTCCAGACCCATACAAGCCGGTAACTTCCCCCGTAACCCATACTAATGGTCTTGCCTTTGGAGGCTTGTTTCAAGAGCTAATCAAGCAAGGGGACAACCTCACTGCAATAAACTCCTTCTCACACGGAGATTCCTCGCATCGCCAAGCAACTCACTGGATGATGACAGGGCATCATAACCCCAAGAGGGAGAACACTGCAAACTCTGAGTATCCCGGACACGGTGCTGTTGTGTCAGCAGTTTTTGGCTCTAACCATCCAACAAACGGCATGCCAGCATATGTCAAGCAAGGCAAGATTGAGGGCGAGCAACCTGCATTTTTAGGTGGAGCGCACAAGCCGTTTGATCCGTCCAATAAGGATAACCTCACGCCTAGGATTGAAGTTGGTAGATTCAAGGAGCGTAAAGACTTACTCGCTGCATTTGACTTGTTTGATCCAAACGCTTCTGCTCAAGCTTCCTCATTTACTAAGATTGGCAACCAAGCCTATAACGTTATTTTAGGAAATGCTAAAGAAGCTTTTGACCTAGACAAAGAGCCAGAATCTATGCGTGAAATGTATGGCAAGGGTGGCATTGGTGATCAGATGCTACTGGCTAGAAGGCTGGCTCAATTCGGAACCAAGTTTGTAACAGTTCACTACGGTGGCTGGGACATGCACGGAAATATCAAGAAGGCTCTTGAAGGTAGGGTTCCACCACTCGACAAAGCTCTTGCAGCATTTGTGCAAGACATCTATCAAAGTGGACTGTCTGAAAAGGTCTTGCTAGTTGTAACCGGGGAGTTTGGTAGAACTAGACTGAACCAGAATGCTGGCAGAGACCATTGGCCATCTATCACCCCCATGCTACTATCAGGAGGTAAGTATAGCCATGGTAGGGTTATCGGCAAATCAGACAAGGCTTATTACCCAACAGAGTCTAAGGTAGCACCTATTGATTTAGCGGCCACGATGTTTGATCACTTCGGTATTCCGAAGGGAATCCAGAGGACAGATCAAGGCGGAAGGCCTAGATACCTATTAGAGGGAGAAGGAAAGGTAATCCTATGAGAAAAGAAGAATATGTAGAACACCTAAATCAATTTTGTGCTGAAGGTGGATACACAGAAGAAATTACTGAAGATAACTTTGTAATACCTGCGGAAGCAGACTATGAGGATTTTGGTGAAGATACTGAAGACTGGGATATTGCGGAAGCAAAGCCGGGACTTTGGGAAAACATCAGAAAGAAAAAGGAGAGGGAAGGTGACGATTACAAGCCCGCTAAACGGGGAGATCCTGATCGACCAGATCCAAAGTCTTGGAAGAAAGCTCAAAAACCTAAAGATGATGATAAATCTAAAGGCTCTGAGTACCAAGGTAGAAAAGTAAAACTTAATAAGCCTTTTAGGACTCCTGATGGCCCAAAGAAGTTTTCTGTTTATGTTAAAAATGAAAAGGGTAATGTAGTCAAGGTAAACTTTGGCGACCCTAACATGGAAATTAAAAGAGACGATCCTGCTAGACGTAAAAGTTTCAGAGCTAGGCACAGATGTGACACTCCGGGACCAAAATGGAAAGCTCGATACTGGTCTTGCAAAAAATGGTAAAGAGGAAGATCATGAATTGTAAAGGAAATAATATTGGGCGCAGATCTTTTCTGAACGTTGGATTTCTAGGCGGCTTAGGCTTGACTCTATCGGATTACTTCCGTATGGAGCAAGCTCAGGCTGACCAAAAGTTTTACGAAAGCAAGGAGGGGCCAGCCAAGAGTGTAATCTTTATATACTTGCCCGGAGGAATGGCTCACCAAGAGACGCTAGACCCAAAACCGTTTGCGCCCCTTGAGTATCGTGGACCTTTAGGTAGTATTGAAACTAACGTTCCCGGCACTAGGCTTGGCGAGCTGCTTGTTAATACATCTAAGGTTGCTGATAAGATATCAATTATCCGCAGCATGACTCATGGAGAAGCTGCTCATGAGCGTGGAACACACAACATGTTCACGGGTTATCGCCCCAGCCCAGCACTTCAGTACCCATCTATGGGTTCCGTTGTCTCACATGAGTTCGGGCCTAGGCATAACCTTCCACCGTATGTATGCATACCTAATCAGCCAAACGAATATGCTGGCACAGGCTACCTAAGTAGCTCTTACGCA